GTTTGAAATGGGGTACAAAATATAATCGCTTATATGTTAATAGATTGTTTAATTCTTTAAAGGAACATTATGACGATCCTTTTAGTTTTACTTGTCTTACTGATAATACTGTGGGTCTTGATAAAGATATTATCATAGATACAATACCAACCGATTTTAGTAACTTTCCAAGAACACAAATATTTACTTCTGAGAAGATGTGTTACTTTAATAGATATAAACACGTCTCAGGGCCTAAGGCTTGGTTTGACTTAGATATATTAATACAAAATAATATAACAGAACTTATTAATAAAAAGAAAAATAAAGTAACTTATATTTGGAATTATTGGAGAAATGAAGAAGCACATAAAACTAATTATGGTTGGATGACTACTCCAATTAATTCTTCTTTTGTTGCTTGGCAAGATGATTTAGGTTTTGATATGTATAAAAGATTGGTTAAAAATAAAGAGAAAGCATTTTTTACTTATCCATCGTATGACAAATATCTATTCTATCAGGAACATAGAAAAGGTAATTTAAATTATTGGGAACCAGGAATAGTGTATAATTATAATATAGGAGTTAAATATCCTGATGATTTAAATCCGACAAAATATAAACCTGATTATAAAGTCTGTTTATTTAATACATCACACAAAGCATGGGCGAAACCTAATGAAACACATATAGAGTTACATCAGGCAAAAGGCTGGGCTTATGACAAATGGGATAGTTATGAATGAGTTTGATTCGTTTGCTTCTGATATCTTAAAAAATACGAGTTCAAATGCATATGATGTTTTGTGGTATACTGTTCCAGAAAATAGACGACATAATATAGGTGCGGCTAATAACCGATATAATAAAACCTTAAATGATAAGATTCATTCTTTAATTACTCAATATTTTGACGAAGACGATTTAAACATGGTATGTTCTTGGTATATGAATTATCATGTTGACAAAATAGAAAAATTAGGTTATAATATAACTTATTATGATTCTGATCCTTATGTGTGCGAAGATTGCGATCTTATAAGTGACAATATACATAACGTAGATGTTATATTTGATAGAGTGCGATTTAAAGGCCCTATCATACATAAATTTTGTGAAGATACTTATCCTATTGGTAAAGTTCATAAGGGAAAATATATATTAGCAGGTAGCAATAAAAAAAGATTACACATATGTAACCCTATTGAATCCTCTCAGCAATTAATAGAACAGAATGAAATCAAGTCTGTTATCTATGAAGAAGAATACGAATTTCAAAAAGTCAAATATTCAATAGTAGTAGGATGTTCATAAAAAATTTTAAAAGCGCTGAGATTAATTTAAAAATTCTTGAAAAAGATAGGCGCGCCAATATAGGTGAATGGGCTAAAAAGAATTCTATTTTAGAAAAACATAGGCGTAGATTAGATAGTAAAAGAAGACAGCTTGATCAAGAAAAAATTGATGATACCGGTTTATATGAAAAGAATAAAATAGAATTTGAGAATACGATGGAATGGTCTCCTTATATGAAGGTTAAAAGATTCTTAGATGAATCTTATCCTGAATATGCTTCTAGTCTTTTAGATTCAATATCAGATGGTCAATATGAATCTAAAAAATGGATGAGTGAAGTTTTAAAAACAGGCCAATTAGGTTCTAAGGATCCTTTAAAAATTGAAATAGCTGGATCCTGGTTTGGGTGGCCAATGATTGAGTTATTAGAAGATGCTATTGTAAAAATAGAAAGTATTGATTTATATGATATAGATGAAGTATGCCATGAAGTAGTTAGAAAATATATATACCATTTCAAACCGAAATATAAGATAAATCAATATCATGATTTTTTTGAAAGAGGGGATAAAAGAATCCGGCATTTACTTATTTGTACTTCTTGTGAACATATGCCAGATATAAGCGAGATGAAAGAATATTATAAAGGCACCCCTAAACCAATTCTTGCTCTTCAAAGTAATAATTATGTTGAATTAGAAGAACATGAAAACTGTGTTAATAGTTATTCCGAGTTAGCTGAGAAGAACGAAATAAAGGATATAAGATATCAAGGTGAAAGAGACTTTGGTTACTATAAAAGGTTTATGGTTATAGGAACATGGTAAAAGAATTTCGCGATTCAAATTATTATAAAGTATTTAAGTTTATAAGGAATAATTTTCCAGAATATGAAGATAGTTGGTGTGATTCGATTTCTTTCGATCAGTATGAATCTAAAAAATGGTTATGTGATGTTCTAGATAATTTAAAAATAACTGAAACAGATAACGTTCGAAAATATACTAAAGATACAGGCGTTACAGGATGGTTTTATCCTCTCTTAATAGATATAGTTGGATCCTGGTTCGGGTGGCCATTAATAGAAATGATTGATCAATTTACTAAAGGAAGAATTACACGAATTGATTGTTATGATTTTGATGAAACCTGCCAAAAGGTAATGGCTCAATATAAAAATATGTTTGATCCGAAATATGATATCATACAACATGGTGATTATTTTGAAAGAAAAGAAGTAAGAAGAAGGCACCTAGTTATTTGTACTTCTTGTGAACATATGGAAAATTTTAATAGAAGATGGTATAAGGGCAATCCTTTTGTTTGTTTACAATCTAATAATTATTTTGATTTACCTGAGCATACAAATTGTGTAGAAAATGTGGATGAATTAATAAAGAAAAATAAATTGAAAAAGATATGGTATAAGGGTGAAAAAGATTTTGGTACTTATAAACGTTTTATGACAATTGGACAGTGGCAATGAAACGGGCTGTTGCATGTATATGCGTTGGAGACAAGTATAATATTTCTGATGTAAAAATATTAGAACAAATGGTATTCCAAAATACCACCTATGATATAAATTTTAGAGTATTTAATGAACCAATATTACCTAAATGGTGGACTAAAGTTTTATATCATTCACCAGTAATAGAACCATTTGAAGAAGACGTTGTTTTAGCTTTTGATTTAGATGTAGTTATAAAGGGAAGTATAGATCCTTTATTTGATTGGGTAGAACAACAAGATTATCTATGCGCAGTATGGTGTAGATGGAGAGAGCATATGGATAATTTTGAAGAACAAAGAGATAAAGATATATTTTGTACTCCATACAATTCTTCAATATTAGGATGGAAACCAGATACTTGTTTGAAGATTTGGGAAGAATTTGTTTTTGAAGATATAGAAAAATATAATGGATTCGATACTTATCTTTGGATGAAGAGATTGGATCCTATTAGAATACCGGATCATTTTTATTATTCAGCACATTTTGCACAGTATCAAGAATTGGATTATCCGGTGGCCCTTTTTAATAAAGGACAAAACATTGGTTTAGAAAAACATGAAATAACATCTAAGGTACCATGGGTGAAAAAATACAGGAATTAATATTCTCTATAAACCACGGAGGGTTAGGTGATAGGTTTTGCATGCTCTCAAATATTTTACATACTATGCAGCACTCCCCTGCGGGCTCAGTGAAATTAAAAGCCTATTTGTATCCACAGGATGAAGCAGACAAAAAATTAAGAAATAATTTAAAATTTAATAATTTGTTTGAAGTAATAGATTTTTTACATCTTGAAAGGCCGAACGATCCATTTTTAGAAGATAGCGTTGAATTACTTAATGAACATAGCGAGCACTTTGAAGGATTTATGAAAAATGTTGAGAATGAAATGTATAGATCTTTTAATGATACATTACTTAGAGATGCAAAATATTGGCCTGTGCGTTATGAAAAATTCGCTAAGAAAAAATATATTACGTATCTACTTTATCACACAGAAAAACTTCATTTTGGTCAGAGTCATAAAATTCTTACTATTGAACAGATAGACGCTTTTAAAAATCTTATCAGTAATATGACAGAACTTTCTGATAGATTGGAGTTTGTTGAATTGGAGGATTATAATTATGCAAAAAATATTGAGTTATTATCTAAGAGTTATTTTCATATAGGGTCAGAAGGGATGTGGACTCACTTATCCAGAGCAATGAATGTTTATACTATAGCGTATTCACTACTTGATGAATTTATTGGAGAATTTAATCAACAAGGTCATTTTTGTTCGAAAGAATTTTTAGAGTGTTTGGAAAAAATGAAAGAGAAAAGCAGAGAATTATTATGATACATGTATACTCAGATAGCTTTGGTGAAACACACGGTGATGGTACTTGGCCTGCAAAGCTTGAATTTATTAGAGAAGAGGAAGTAAAAATTAATGGGTCTGGAGGGACCGGTCCAAATTGGAGCTTAAGAAAATTAATTAATGATTTGGAAACTTCAAAGATAAAAAATAAGGATAGTGTAATATTTTTACTATCCGATCAGAAGAGAATGGAGTTTCCTTGGTTAGAAAATGAATGGTTAGCAGATGGTATTTTTTTATTAGCAGAGGATATTCCAGAAGAAATTGTAAAGCACCTTAAAGGTGGCACGCCATCTTTTGACAAATATAGATATAAGAAATATGAATATGAAATAAGAACAATGGCGCAATCATTAGGGCCCATGTTTTTATATGAGAACGTTAAGAATATAACATTTTTACATTTATTATCTCAACAGTTTAAAGGAATAAATTTTTTAGTATTTACTTGTTTTAGTCTTAATCATTTTACTTCCAGATATAAAAATTTTAATATTACATCTACAAAACTGTTATATGATTTAGATTTTGAAGAATTAAATTCATCTAATTTTTATTATGTATCAACTCCGGTTTCATATATGGCCGGTACATATGATGGTGATGAAATGTTGAATAACCATATGACTGTAGAACAAAACGAAAAATTTGGTATCTTTTGTAATGACATATTAAATAATAATACACCCGATACTAGCTGGTTTGTTTATAAAGCATATGATGATCCTTATGCAGAACATCAAGGATCGGAACCACCAGCACCACTTTTCATTTACGATTGATATGACAATACACATTTATGGTGATAGTTTTGGAGTAATTTGTAATCATGATAAAACATGGCCTGCGGAACTATCAAGATTAAAAAAAGAAGAAATTAATGTTAAAGCAGAATCGGGTAGTGGGCCTAATTTTTCTTTAGATTTATTAATTGCAGATTTAGAAAATAGTTCCATTAAAGATGATGATACAATTATTATTCTGTTATCTGATCAGAAGAGACTGGAGTTTCCTTTTGTAAGGAATAATGAACATGTTACAGGGGTTTTTAGAATAGCAGAGGATGATAAAGATTGGAAACACCCATTTGAGCCAGATAATAAAGATGATCCTTGGCCTGGAGTACAGGATCAGTCTTACTTAAATGATTATAAAAAGGAAACAAAACTTATAGCACAAACATTAGGGCCTATGTTTTTATATGAGAATGTTAAGAATATATCTTTTTTACATTTGTTATCTTTAAATTTTAAAAAGATAAGATTTGTAGTATTTACTTGTTTTAGTTTAGACCATTATCTAGGAACTTATAAAAACTTCAATATAAATTCAACTGATTTTTTACACAAAATAAAATTTGAATCTTTAGATAGTGAAAATTTTGATTATGTAAAAATTCCTGTAGGACATATTGTAGGCCTTGATGATACTGGTAATCAATTAGATAATCACATGACACCAGATAAAAATTTAAAATTTGGTAAATTAGTATATGATATAATAATGAAAAATGAGATTGATAAATCCTGGTTTAATACACATCCCTATGATGATCCTTTTGAATACCAGCATCCATTAGAACCTATTTTCATATACGATTAATATTAATATAAATACAGATAAGGTTGTTGATATAATTTGATAGCTTATCAGGACGTGGGTTCGATTCCCACCGCCTCCACCAAGAGATTATATGTCAAAATTTTATAGTCCTAGAGATTATGATCTTACAGGTTTTGGTAACAATAGAAGGCACGTGCTAATTTCGGATGAAGAAAAACGCAAACGTGCTGCTAAGAATAAACCTAAAGGAAAGCGCCACGAACATTTCAAGAAAGATTGGGATGCAGATTTGTGGGATTGACTTGTAGTTTGTTGATGGGGGCGTAACGGTATTCGACTGAGAGTGAAGGGATTAAGGAGACCTAAGGGTGATTACCTACAATCAAAAAAACTTAATCGCAAACAATGACGATTATACTGCATATTCTTACGCACTTGCTGCATAGACTATAGCCGAGTTGTGGCCGTCACTTGGGAACAGAAGCACGGTCAGCTACACACAACACACACATAGAAAGGACAATATGTCTAATCCATATGAATTAAGATTTCGACTTTTGGAAATGGCACAGGGCTATCTCCAAGATCGACAAGAAGAAACCAAAGACTTTTTTTACCAAGCTTGGGATCTAGCAAAAGAAAATGGTGAAGCAAACATGGAGTTATGGAATAAACTCCAGCCAAAATCTTATACTATTGATGATATTAAGAAGAAGGCAAACGAACTCTACGAATTTGTAGAGAAGAATTAAATTAATTGAGCTTTTAGGGTTGCGCTTAAACAAAGCAGCCCTTCAATCCAACTGAATGAATCGGTGCTAGGATTATAGAAAGGAAAAATGGCTGAATATAAAAATGAAGAACCTTGCGAATTTGTATATCGTGTTAAAGCAGTATCAAAAGTAGTAGATGGAGATACAATAGATTGTTGTTTCGATTTAGGATTTGATGTATTGTTTCATAGTCGTGTTCGATTATTGGGCATGGATACTCCAGAGTCTAGAACGAGACATAAAAATGAAAAGGTATATGGTTTACTTAGTAAAGAAGCACTTAAATCATGGGTACACTGGGCTGTAATGTCAGACAGAGATGATATTGATATTGAAATTAGATGTCCTGAAGCAGACAGTCGTGGAAAGTTCGGAAGAATTTTAGGCGAAGTCTGGGTAAACTGTAATGCAGAAGGAGAGCATGGTGGTTGGACTAACGTTAACAAATGGATGTGTGAGAATGGATACGCTGTTGGTTATTGGGGCCAAAATAAAGATGATGTAAAAGATGAACATTGGAAAAATAGATTATATCTTGCAGAAAAAGGCAAAATATCACTTCTTCAATTGGATGATGATCTCCGGACCTCACAGGCATGAAAGCATTCGCTGAAGTAACAGGTTTGGTATCAAATGCGTATCATGGACAAAATGAAGTCTCTATGATACGTAGTTTTGAAAGCCCACCAATCATTTTATCAGGACCATTATTTAAAAGAATATTTGAACTTACAGAAAAAGAAGCTCTTCACGCAATTGGATTAAATGATTTAAAAAATAAATTTCCTAAGGTTCAAGGAAGAGCTAAACAAATTTCTACTTTTACCCAAATGCAATCTAATTCAGATTTTTGGAAAGGTGGAATAGATGATGAAGATAGACCTGGTGGTTTGTTATTGCATGTGAAAGGAAATGTAACAGGTCAATTCAATCAAGACATGTATACCGAAATATTAAGAGGTGGTAGACGTGTTATAATGCTAAATGATGATACCATTGAAGAACAGGAGTTTGAAGACGAATTAAAAGGCCTTCAATCCGAATTCAGAAAATTAGTCCATGAAATTTTTAAAAAGAAATTAGGAATCAAACCTGATAGCCCTTTATCTTTTTCTGATAACAATTATCCTGAAAATATATTGCGGACTGAATTAGATGGACGACAAAAAGCTACCCTCATTAAAAACTATTTGGATGGAATGGAAAAGCTTCTGAAAAATAAGAAGTATAAAGAAGCTGTTTCAGATATGATGTTTGATATGATTGCAGTAGGTGATTATGAATATAACGAAATTACTATGGAAAAAGTAAAGTTAATTTCAATTTATGTCACAAACTCAAATATAGATCGCTCAGACGTCGATGATCTAAAAAAACAATTTAAAGTTCCTATCTATCCAAATGCTTCTCGAACACAAATTGAGAAGATCCTCCAAACAATAAATTCTTAAAAAAATACTTGACATTTTGTTGAATATATCGTATAATAATACTATTAAATAATAAATTATAGGAGCACATGGAAGCACGAAGAAAATGCGATCCGGAGTTGGGTCAATTAGTAAGTGAACACTTGGAAAGTCTTGGTTTAGAAACACCTATGACACAAGTTCGAAAAAATTATGATAGTGAGGCAGCAATTGAATCTATCAAAGGAAACATGACGGAGATTATGACATCATTAGGATTAGATCTTAAAGATGATTCATTACAAGATACACCCAAAAGAGTAGCACAGATGTTTGTGAATGAAATTTTTTGGGGTCTTGATTATGATAGATTTCCTAAATGTACAAAAATTGAAAATAAGATGAACTATAAAGGTTCATTTGTATTAGAGAGAAATATCAATGTTCAATCCTATTGTGAGCATCACTTTATTGTTATTGATGGTGTTGCTAGCGTCGCTTATCTCCCAGACAAATATGTTTTAGGGTTATCTAAGCTGAATCGAATTGTTCAATTCTTTTCAAAACGTCCTCAAGTTCAGGAAAGACTTACTGAACAAATTAGGGCAGCAATTGCATTTGTTGCCGGAACAGAAGATGTTGCAGTTCAAATAGATGGTGCACATTTCTGTGTTAAATCACGAGGCATTCAAGATCTTAGATCTACAACTGCTACATTCTCAGCGTCAGGGGTTTTTGAAGGTGGTGCCCAACGTCAAGAATTCTTAGCAGGATGCCGCTCTTTAATGGCTTAATATGACATATATTTCACATGAAATTCCCAGATGTTTAATAGATGAACATCAAGATTTTATTAGCGATTATCAATTTGTATTACTTCACAAAATTCTAGAAGATAAAGATTATGCAGAGATGGTTTGTGAATTTGCAGGGTGTGGAGAATTTACTTATCTTGATAATAGTTGTTTTGAATTAGGAGAATCATTAGATAATGATATTCTTTATGAATGGTTCACAAGGTTAGAACCAGATTATGTTGTCTTACCAGATGTTCTTGGAGATAAAAAAAGAACATTGGAAAGGTCTTTTGAATTTGTTGATGCTTATCCCGACACTGTCATTCATGGTATGCCTGTTATTCAAGGTTCTACACCAGATGAAATGATTGAATGTTATAATGAATTTATGAAGTTTGGATTTCCTATAATTGGTATTCCATTTGTATATTCTTGGATCGATAAGGATCCAACTCTTCAAGCAAATGAAAGAATTAAATTACTTGAAAAAATGCATTACGAATGTATTAATAAAAGTTTAAAACATCATTTATTGGGAACCTGGCAAGCAAGAGAGTTCGCGCATTATAGAAATTATAAATGGATTCATAGTATAGATACTTCTAATCCGGTGATGTCAGCATTAGATGGTACTCCTTATGCAGGTATTCATGGATTGACACAAAAACCGAAATCAACATTTGATTCCGTTTATGATATGAAAGAAGAAGATATTAATTTAGATCTTTTATATTATAATGTTGATACCTTCAGAGAAATTGTTACAGGAATTGGCTTTAACGCCGAAAGGCGTTCTGCTAAGTTTCCCGAAAGAAAATATCCAAAGGATTTGGATTATTACAAATATTCTACATATTCAGGTACACATGGCAAGTAAAATAGATCCCGACCATTATCATAGTAATACTAACTTAGAAGCAATTGATGTTATAGAAGCGTTTGATTTAAATTTTCATCGTGGTAATATTGTTAAGTATGTATTACGAGCTGGTAAGAAAACGGAAAAAGGTTATGAAAATAAAGAAAAGCAATTAGAAGATTTGAAAAAATCAAAATGGTATCTTGAAAGATTAATCAAGAATGTTGAAGAAGGTTAATATGGATTTACGTGAAGCCAGAGATAAACTCCCAAAGATTGAAAATAATGTTGCTGTTATATTATCAGGTGGCATGGATAGTTCTATTGTTACAATGCTGTTGGCCAAACATTATGGACCAGAAAAAGTATTTGCTTTAACATTTAATTACGGACAAAAACAAGTAGCTGAATGTGGAAAAGCAAAAGAATTGTGTCAAGAATTAGGTGTGGCACATAAACAATTAGATATTGGTTATTTTGGAGAATTAGTTCAACCTATTAGTGCAAATATATCTGGCACTGATATTGATATGCCCGACATTAAAGAAGTATTAGGAGATCCTCAACCCGTAACATATGTTCCATTTAGGAATATGATGTTATTGAGTAATGCTTGTGCTTTTGCAGAAGTGGTAAAGGCGGAATATATTTTTTGCGGTCTTCAAGTTCATGATGAATATGGTTATTGGGATACTAGTCAAGCTTTTGTAGATGCGTTAAATGGCATCACAGTACTAAATAGAACATTCAAGACACAAATTATTGCACCGTTCTCTTTATTAAGTAAAACAGAAGAACTTAAAATTTGTAAAGAATTAAGAACATACCATTTATTAGTACACACTTTAACATGTTACGATCCGGATGAAAAAGGAAAAAGTTGTGGGACATGTCCTTCATGTAGTGAACGTATTAAGGCATTTATGAATATTAAAGATCCGGATCCTATTCAATATCAAAAGGAGATAAACTGGCATGTGTAGTATTTCCGCAAGT